TCTTAGGGATTGGAGCAACTGTACAGAATGTAAAGACAGTGATCACATCTACTGGTATTCCAATAGCTTGGTTTGGAGTTATGAGTGAAACAATGATTGCTATTGTATCATTTTACTTTGGTGGCTCATTAGCTAAATTTAGAAATCCTTACAACTCAAAGTAAGAATTCTCTAAGTTCCTTATAGGGAGGTCTTAGGATCTCCCTTCTAGTTAATTTAAATAATAATATCACGAGGATATAAATGAGAAACATAACCTATGAGGGGCCATCTACACCTTTATCAGAAGAATTAGATGCAATGAAATACAGACAGAAAGGAGAGACTTTCGATGGTAAGGTTAAGAGACTTGCTCGTTCCTTGTGTGATGGTACAGAACATCAATGGATTCTAGAGGATATCTTTGGTAACATGAGATTCCTTCCAGCTGGTAGAGTGCAATCTGCTATGGGAGCCGACAAGTTAGTTACTGCTTATAATTGTTTTGTTTCAGGGGAGATTAAAGATAGCATGGATTCTATTATGGATCGTGCTAAAGAAGCAGCAGAAACTATGAGAAGAGGGGGAGGTATTGGTTATGATTTCTCTAAAGTACGCCCTAAGGGAAATACAATCAAATCCTTGGAGAGTCAAGCATCTGGGCCTATTTCTTTTATGTCTATCTTTGATGCGGTATGTCAAACAATCAGTAGCAGTGGTCACAGGCGTGGTGCTCAAATGGGTGTCTTACGTATTGACCACCCAGATATTGTTGACTTCATTACTGCTAAACGTAACTCTGATAAGCTTACTGGTTTTAACATATCTCTAGGAATTACAGACAAGTTTATGGAAGCGTTATCTAAAGAAGATGATAGCTTTGATCTTATCTTTGAAGGGATTGTACATGAGACTGTATCAGCAAATGAGATATGGAATTTAGCAATGGAGTCTACATGGGATTGGGCAGAGCCTGGAGTTTTGTTTATTGACCGAATTAAAGAAATGAATAACCTATATTACTGTGAAGACATTAGTGCTACTAACCCATGCGGAGAGCAGCCACTACCACCCTACGGTGCTTGTCTCTTAGGTTCATTTAACCTAACAAAGTATTTAATAGGTGATACTGGTAACTACACATTTAACTTCGAACAGTTTAAAGAAGATATCCCACACGTAGTACGTGCTCAAGATAACGTAGTTGATAGAACTATCTACCCATTACGAGAGCAAGAAGATGAAGCAAAGAATAAACGTAGGATGGGATTAGGAATTACAGGTCTTGCAAATGCTGGTGAAATGCTAGGGTTTGAGTATGGGTCTAAGCCGTTCTTAAGGTGGATGGAAAAAGTGTTTGCTTGTTTAAGGGACAACACTTATTACGCATCAGCTAAACTTGCAGAAGAAAAGGGAGCATTCCCACTCTATCGTGAAGAGTACCTTAAGGGTAACTTCATACGTACTCTACCCTCATTTGTACAGAAGGAGATTAGAAAGCATGGTATTCGAAATTCACACCTCACATCAATCGCACCTACGGGAACCATCTCTCTCGTGGCAGATAATGTCAGTGGAGGAATTGAACCAGTGTTTTCACATTCATATCAGCGCACCATCCAGACTTTTGACGGACCACGTTATGAAGACGTTAAGGACTATGCCTTTGCTAAAGGAGTCTCAGGACGAAAGGCAGATGACATTTCAGTTTACGAACACTTAGCTGTTTTAACTTTAGCTCAACACTACATTGATAGTGCTTGTTCTAAAACCTGTAATGTAGGGGATGATGTCACATATGAAGATTTCAAACGTGTTTACGAAACGGCATGGAAAGAGGGAGCCAAGGGCTGTACCACATTTAGGCTCTCAGGTCGGAGGTACGGAATCCTCAATGAGGCCGTGGAAGAAAAAGAGACGTCAACGAGCGAGACTCAAAGTCCTTCAGAGGAAAGTATTGAGAAAGCGGAGGCGTGTTTTTTTGACCCAAATACTGGGCAGCGTGAATGCGCTTAAATTGTTAGACTAATATAGGAGGTAGCGATGCCACAACAGATTATACCAATCACAGACCTTGCATCTGCAGGGCTTGTGTTAGATACTCCAGCAGTGTCGCTACCCCCAAATGTATTTTCAAATGTTAACAATGTTCGTTTTAGAAATGGGTCTATTAAAAGGTTTCCCTCAGAGGTAACTAAACTATCTTCGTTAACAAATGTAAAGTACATAGCCTATTGGCCTTCAACAGTTGGTGATAGGTATGTAGTTATTACAGACAACAGCACGACTTGTACTTTCATTGTTTATGATAGTTCTTTTAATGTAGTTAGTGGTGTTGGTGGTGCATACCCCGTTGGTAATGTTTCTGGTGGGACTTGGCAGCACACTCTATTTAATGGTGGTTATCATATTATATTTAACAATGGTAACTCTACCCCCGTATTTTTACAAGATGATATAACAACAGTCACTCAACTTCCAGGATGGGATTCCTATGCTGTAGAAGAAGAGATGACTTCCTTTGAGCATGATGGATCTGCAGGTGCTAAGATAGTAAAAAACTCTGTCTTTGTGGCCCCTACTGGTGGTGCTAGTATATCTATTAAGATAACAGCACTCCCTAGGAATATGTCATCTCCAATTCACACAGAAACAGTTACAATAAATGCATCTGGTACAATATCTCCTGATGCTACATTAGCTAACATAGGTACAATATCATCTGTTAACTTCTCATCTAATCAATTTAGTTTCACACCAGACACATCGTCAGGTGGTACAGTGTATAAAGTGGCTGTACAAACAGCACCTATTTCTGCAGTAACTTGTGGAGTTCTAAGATCTTATGGTAATCTTTTAGTTGCAGGTAATCTGAAAGAAACAGGTGGACGTACTCTCACAGGTACTATAAGAACATCTGATGTTGCCCCTCCAGGATCTATCCCTGAGAATTGGAATCCTTTTAAGAATGGTGCTAACACAGCAGACGAGTTTATACTTGCATCTACAGGTACAATTCAAGACATGGCAGAGATGCAAGGTGTTATGTATGTATATACAGACTCATCTATACACTCTATACAACAGACAAGTTCACCTGCTGTTCCATTTCAAATAGCAACTGTAACAGACAACTATGGTGTAAACAATATTGATGGTGTTCTTGAAGTAGATGGAAAACACATTGTATATGGCAGTAATGATTGCTATGCTTTTGGAGGACATCCAGGATCTATATCTTCAATATCTGGTGGTAGAGTTAGAAGTTTCTTTAGGAATGGTACAACAATAAAAATTGTAAGATTTAATAAATATGATGAACTTTGGTTTTGGTCTACTGCTGGTATATATGTTTGGAACTATCGTAATAACGTGTGGACAAAAAGAGATTTACCTACAGGAACTATTTCTGCTAATGCTTCAAGAAGTGATTTACTTTATGCTGCACCTACTAAAGTCGTAGGGGTAGATGGTACTGCGTTTATGGATGGTGCATTTCTTGAGCGTCAACGATTAGCATTGACACCTGAGTTTGATACTGAGAGTGTAGCTGGTATGGTTCTGCTATTTGATGGTCCTTCTAAAGCAACTATTTCTTATGATGGTACAGACAAGGTTGGACAATCTGTAGACTACGCATCTAAACCTGCCTTAAACTTTGACACAACTTTGAATTACAAAGCAGATGTTAGGTTTAATGGTAGATTTTTAAATTATAAAATTACAAATCAAACTGGTGAAGTAACCTTAGATTGGGATCTCTCAGGATATCAAATAGAATTAAGTAAAGGAGGATTCAAGTAATGTCTATAATAAGACCACCCTACACAGGTGATATTGTTTTAGATTCTTGGACAAATCAAATAACTCAACATTTAAATATGGGTTTAATTCCAGGAGTTAATACACCTTCTGGTTCTGATGGATCTGGACCTAATGGTAATACTATAATTTACTTGTATCAAAAAACGGCTAGTTCTTCTGCACCAGCTGCACCTACATCTGTTTCTTATGATTATTCAGACATAGATAATGTTACAATAACTGCTAATGGTGGTTGGACTAGTGCTGTACCTGCAACTAATTTAAAATATTTATGGGTTACTTTTAGATATGTTTCAAAATTAATAGACACTATTACAGGTTCTAATACATGGAACACACCAGTTTTATTATCTTCTAATGGAGACAATGGGGTTGATGGCACTGACGGAACTGATGGTACTGACGGAACTAATGGTACTAACGGAACTAATGGTACTAATGGAACTGATGGTGCTACAGGATCACCTGCACCTAGGTTTGAAAGTAGAAGAGTTTATCTTGCTTTTACCCCTACTGATGTTAATGGTACTGACGTACCTGCAACTCCTACTGCAGTGTTAACTTGGTCAACAGGAAATGTAGTAGTAAGCCCAAATACTTGGAACGAAGTTCCTCCTACTAAAGTAATTAACTCTGCAGTAAATATTTATTTTTCTGATTTTTTATTTGTAGACACTTCAGGAACATCTACTACTTCTTCTGATACAGGGACTACTTCAAAAAAAGGAACTTCTTTTTCAGGAGTAGTGTCTTTTGTTGGTGATGACTTTACCTTAGATGGGGCAACTGTAACTAATATTGACGGAGGTAATATAACTACGGACAGTATTAAAACAGACCAAATAGATGTTGATGATCATTTACTATTGGCAGGAAATAATTCTGGTATACTTGGAGGAAGAAGTTCTATTTCTTCTTACAAAGAAGCAGGTGTTTATATTGGTCGTGAACTTCGCCCTTCAGTAATGGGCGTATCTGGAATGTATTTTGGTCGTGAGTATCTAATAGTAACAACAGGTACTACTAACTTTGTAACATATGGAGCAGCATCTAATACAGTAGGTGAACGGTTTATTTATAATGGAGCTTCAGGCTTAACAGGGAATGGCACAATTCAACAAATTGGATTTGAAGTAAGTCACAGTTCTGTTAATGGATTATTACAACTTGAAGGAATTATACATAATGAAAACGATGGTTTAAGAATATTTAATCCAGAGTTAATTTCTGGAGGTAATGTAATTAATGGGGTTGATACAAAAACGTCTTCAGGTACTACACTTCTTGGAACAGGAGCATCTATTGGAACAATAACTTTAAGTGCTATAGGTGGTGGAGGTGGTGGAGGCTATGGCCTTGAAAACTATACAGGTAGTGGAAGTGGTGGTACAGGCGGCACTACTACAGTAAAACTTAGAACAGGTTCTGCAAGTGGCACCGTAGTAGCTACTTTAACAGCAACAGGTGCAACAGGTGGATTAAATGCGCCTACTCTTTCTCAACAAGGAGGTCTTGCTGGTGCAGCTTCAGAGTTTGGGCCTGGTGGGGCTTATGTTACTCAAGGTGTTGCTGCAAATCCTGCCCCTAGCACTAGTTATGGAGCAGGTGGAGGAGGTGCTGGAGGTGACAGTCAAGGCTTCTTTGGTCAAGATGGTGCTGGTGGTTCAGGTGGCTCTGCTGCAATTAAACAAACATTAGAATATGATGCAACTAGCATTACTGCTAATATCTATTTAGAAATTGTATCTATTGGTGCAGGTGGTACTGGTGGGACTGGTGGTAGTAGAAATGGTGGTAATGGAGCCTCTGGTGTTGTTCAACACACTGCTCTTATGGGTTCTACTGTGTCAAAAGAAGTTTCAGACCTAGCTTTAAGTAAATGGAATAATATTGGAGCTTATGCGTGGCTAACTACAGGTCAAACTAGTTTTACTAAGTTAGTTCCTAACTCAATAATTGCTGGAACAAGTTTATTTCCTGCTGGATTTAGAACTGGCGGTCAAGGTTCACATTCTGCGGTTAATGCTAGTTATGATGCTACTGCTTTAACTGGAACTTGGAGAGTAATGTGTGCAACTAACTATACTGGTATTCAAGCTGGATTATTTGTGAGGGTTACATAATGGAATATAGAAATGCAAAATATGTAACAGAAACATCTATTGAATGTGAAATTAATCATCTTACTTTAGGGTGGATACCATATGGTATTGCTGACCATGAAACTGATCCTTATGCAATATCATTAAATTTAATTTTAAAAAGTTCTATGGAAATTAATAATGATGTTGAAGCTTACTCTGCTCCTAGTGATGAAGTGTTAAGTTTAAACATTAGAGCACAAAGAGACAACATACTAGGAACTGTAGTAGATCCTGTAGTAAGTAATCCATTAAGGTGGTCAGATATGTCTTCTGAAAAACAAGAGGAGTGGAGAGTTTATAGACAAGCTCTCTTAAACATACCAGAGTCTTCTGGTTTCCCTAGTAATGTAACATGGCCCACTCCCCCAGAATAAGGAATACACAATGAGAATACTAAGCGGCCCTGAGTTGGCTGATCAATGGCATATTATAAAGCCACAGATAGAAGAAGCCATAGTGCATGGTAGTGGTGTTGTTACATCTCATGGGTTGTTTTTACAATGTCTAGGCGCAGTAGGTCAATGCTGGGTTCGAGATGAGGGTGGTGTTTGTATAACTCGCTTTGAAGAAATAGAAGGTAGAAAACAGTTAGCTGTAGTTGCCTGTACATCTCCAGGATGGTTCTCTCATGGACCAGAGTTATTAAAGATACTGGAAGAATTCGCACGTTCTACTAACTGCAAAAGAACTGTAGTGTATGGACGTAAAGGATGGGCTAAAGCCCTCAAAAAATATGGATATCGTGAGCCGTTTATAACGCTCATTAAGGAGGTTTAATTATGGGCGGTGGTGGAAATTCACAAACAGCAACAACAGAGTTACCAGCGTGGGCAAAGCCTTACGTTGAAAGTAGTCTAGGAAGTGCTGTAGATTTATACAAATCAGGGGCATATGAAAATGTAGCTGGGATGACTCCAGAACAGATAACTGCTTTTGAAAGACAGAAAGAACTAGCTGGTTCTGGTGGTGTGTACGATCAAGTTGCAGCTGATAGCTATGGAGCTACTCAAGCCTATAGAGATGCAGCTTCTGGCTCTGGTTTGTTTGGTGCAGATGCATTAGGTCAACAGACTAAAGCCATGAAAGATTCTATTGGTACAGCTGTTGGTGATATACTAGGTCAACAACGAGGACAGTTTTCTCGTTTAGGAAACTTAGGTGGTGCTAGAGCACAACAATCTATGGACTCATCTGCTATGAAAGTAGGTGGTGATATGGCAGCTGCAGAACTAGCTAATAGACGATCAGCAGCCCTATCAGGTGCTGGTGGTGTACTGGGTGCAGGTAATACTTTACAACAGCAGTTTGGTGCTGGTGCTAACACACTAGGTCAAGTAGGTACAGCTATCCAACAACAAAATCAAAACGAAGGTGATGCTGCTTATCAAGGAGTTCAAAGACTATTTGGTCTTTATGGATCTCCAGCAATAGGAAGTACTTCTACAAGAACAGGTGGAGGAAAGTAATGCAACGTATTATACAAAAGTATCAGGAAGGTGGTACAGTGCAACCTGTAACTGCTACTGGATTACCAGCTGGGGGTAATGCTGCTTCTGCTATTGCTAACTATATGATGGGGCCAATGTCAGCTAACGCTACAACTTTATCTTATACTGGTGGTGGTGAAGGGGTTCCTGATTACCACGCATTAGCTTTAGAACAAAAGAAACTTAGAGAAGCTGCTGCGTTAGTTGAACTTCAATCTCAAATTGCAAATGCAGGCAGTACATCTTCTGGTCAAGATAAGATGGAAGAAAGGAATCTTCCTGGAGGTGACTTATATAAACCAACTTACAATGAATATTATGATGACAGTGCTGGTTATGATTATTCAGGTAACGATGATTCTTTTCAAGGTTATACAAGTGTTAGGGAACCACTTTTTTCTGGTGGTGGTGCAGATGGTAAAGGTAACTTTGGTAAAGTTGGTGATTTTTTTGGTGGATTAAAAGACAAAGTGTTTGGTAGTAATATGGGTGGACCTATAGGATACAATGTAGGAAGCATGAAGAAACCTGTAGGATACAATATGGGTACTCTAAATGGACCTATAGGATACAACGTAGGTGGTGTTAGCCAAGTTGCTAGGACCATGTTACCTGAAGAACAGATACAACAACGTCAAATGCAACAGGCTCAGTTCTCTCAAGGTCAAGGACCGTTAGCAGAAATTGGAAATGCACTAGGTTTAAAAGTTGCTGGTAAAGGTGTAGATAAAGCAATGGAAAAAATGGCTGGTAATGCAGCAATGGCAGTTGCTATGAAATCAATACCTGTAGTCGGACCATTTTTAGCAGCACTCTTTGGATAATTAGGAGAACAACATGATTGATAAAACAGATCCAACTAATAGGGATACTGTACCTGCTATGCTTACTCCTGGAGAATTTGTATTAAACAAAGAAGCAACAGAAATGTATGGTCCTATAATACAACAAATGAATAACAATGGTTTACAACAGCGTTCCGCAGAAAACAAAGCTATGGAAGCTAACATGGGTGGTGGTGTTAAGTATTACAATGATGGTAGTGAAAAACCAGTAAGTTCTTATAAGTTTGAACCAACCATGAAAAAGTTAGTTCAAGATTTAATGAAAGATTTTGGACTTACTAAACTTCAAGCTTCTGCTATGGCTGGTAATCTTGGTTGGGAATCTGATAACTTTAAGGGTATGCAAGAATACAATCCTATTGTTAAAGGAAGTAAAGGCGGTTATGGTTTTGCTCAATGGACAGGTCCAAGGAGAGAGATGTTTGAAGAGTGGTCAAAATCTAATAACTTAGACCCTTCATCTTATGATGCTAATTATGGATTTTTAAAATTTGAGTTATCAAATTCAAATGATGAAATAGGAAACATGGGTGTAAATACTATAGATCAATTAAAAAAATCTAACGATTTAAACGAAGCAACATCAATAGTTATGAACACTTATTTAAAACCTAAAATACCCCACGAAGATAAACGTCAAAGTCGTAGTCAATCTGTTTTTGATTTATTTAAATCTGACAATAACAATGAAGTTGTTACATCTGTTCGGCCCCAAACAAGACCTGAATCAATTCCAAAAGAATCACAACCTGTTGTTATGGAACAACCACCAGCTGCACTACCTAATCCTACAGGATACGGTGGTTATACACCTCAACAATTCCTTGACGAAGCTGGAAGAATAAATACAACAACCACAGTTCCTAGTATGGAACAAGCTCCACCAATGATGCAAGAATTCATAGCCCCTCTTCCCAATGCTGGCGCTGACGCTAGTTTTGGCAGTGCTTTTAAAGAAGCTCGTGGTCGAATGGGTGCAGGTCAAGTCTTTGACTATGGAGGAAAACAATACACAACAAATTTTGCAGAGGAAGAAGATATGATGACTGCTAATATGGGAGGCAAGGCTTGTTCTTGCGGCAAAAAGAAAGTGTGTGATTGTGGTTTAAGTATGACATATGCTAACATGGGTGGTGATATTCCAGCGCAGTATTTAAATATTGGGGATTTTGTAAGAAATCTTATAAGTCCTTTTTATCAAAAAGAAGATAAGAAATATTTAGGATATGGAACAGAAGCATACCCTTATGATACAGTAGCTACTTATCCATCATTCACTGCTCCAGGAGATCAAGGAATGGACATGGGATCTATGACTCAATCTAATAATAATACAGTTCCAAATTACACACCAGTTCCTTCAAGTTTTAATTCATTACAAAACAGAGCAGAGGGTTTACAAAATAATAATAATGTTCCAGAATTACAAAATTATACAATGCCTACGGGGATACCCCCTGCATTATTACCAAAGGTTAATTCAGATCAATCAATACTAGATGGATCTTCTGACAGTGTAAAGGATGCACAAAGGATGATGATGTTAAACAATCCTATGCCTAACATTTTACCTGTACCTGATGGTAATCCAACCTCACTTGCTCCACCTTCTGTAGATTTTCTACCTATGAAAGAATCTTTTAAAGGTGTCAGTATTCCAAGGAGTGAACAGGACGCTGAAAGAATGATGGGTATTAACAACCCAATGTCTGTACCACAAAGTGTACAAGATTCTCAAAGAATGATTGACATTAATGCTGACAATGGATTTATCCCCAAGCCTAATATAGACGTTCCAGTAGAACAGGTTTCCACAGAAGCTGAAGCTGCAGCTGAAAGAATTAGTGAAGAGATAAGTGATTTAAGGTTAAGGATGTCAGTTATGCCTTCAGGTTCTGAAATGAGAGCTATACTTCAAACTCAAGTAGATCAAAAGTTAGGTCAAATAGCGTCTATGGGTCAAGATTTAAATTCAACTACACTACCTGTACCTAAACAAACAGGTGTTAACACTGGATTAATTAACGCTAAAACAGAATTAGAGGCAGCTAATTTAAATTTACAAAAAGCTAAAACTCCTGAGGATATTCAAATAGCCGCTAATGAAATTGCTGCTGCAGAACTTAAAGTAGAAAACAATGCAACGATTCCTGAAATACAAACAAGTATGATAACTAAAGCAAACACAGAATCTTTGCAATCTAGACGGAATTTACTTTCTTCTATTGACAATCAAATTAATAACTCAAATAACCCTAGGGTTATTGCAGCCCTTAATGAAAAAAGGAAAGTAATTCAAGCAGACATTAAAGATCTTGATACTGATTTAATGTTAGAAGAGGGTGGTGTAAATGTTCTTGGAGAAAGGGGAAGAAGATCTCCGTACTTACAGTATGGTGATATAGTTCAATCTAGAATTGATGCTCTTGAAAAATCTACAGAACCTGAAGGATCTCCTTCTAATAATACTAACAACACTACTAACAACACTACTACTGCACAAACAGATAGTGAGTCTATAGAAAGTCTTGGTAATCAAATAGCTAAAGAAACCAAGAATGCACCTCAAGTTACAGAAGCCAAGGGTCTATTGTCCTCTGTGTTTGGAGATCTCTTTGATAGTAAAGAACTTATGAGGGCTGCTATTATGTATCTTGGTGGTCGTGCTACAGGTATGTCTGGTAATCAAGCTCTTGCATTTGCAGGTAAAACCTACTTATCTAGGGAAGAAGCAAATGATACAGCTATGAAAAAGCATATTAATAAACTTATTACAGATGGTGACTATACAACTGCATCTATTAAATTGTATAAAGAAACAGGAGACATAGATGTATTGCAACTTAAAGGTGCTACTTATGTAGATCTTGGAGAAACTAAAACTTACTATCCTATTAGTGGTAAGATGAAAGGTGTTGCTGTTCAAGCTAGAAAAGTTAAAGGCAGTGATGGCAGTATAAAATGGCAAGGTCAAAATGGTCAATTCTTATCTTTAAATAAATATCATACTGATATAAATAGATCTAAGTCGAGACCAAGATCAGCTATTAATGCAGAAGTAGATCAAGTACAAAAACTGTTTATTAGTCTTAGAGATGATTATGGAACAGTTAAAACAGCACAAGGTGGTGAATCTGCTGTTTATAGAACTAGATTAAATCCAAGACTTGTTGGTGAAAAAACTGTTGACTGGGCTATGTCAAATAACATTCCACCTTATGCTGTTGGTGAAGTTTTAGAAGGTGCTTACAAGAGAGCTTTAGCTGATGCAGCAAGAGAAAACAAACCTTTAATAGCTGAATCTATTGATGGCTATCTTCATAGTCAATGGATACAAATGTCTGCTGGTGATGTCACAGACTTTATGACAGGCGATGAAAAGAATCCTAAACCTATTGAAACTACTGCAGTCAATGAATGGGTTGGTGGTATAAAATCAAAAGTATCGGCCGTTAATCCAAAAGAATTTGAAGGTATGAATGATATAGTATTTTCTACTTTCTTAAGAGAGTCTAAATTAACTGACAGCTATCACAATACTGAAGCTAATGGTGGTATTTCTTTAAAAGACAGACAGAGATATATTAGGAGGGCTAATGCACAAACCCCACCTATTAGTGGTTATATGTTATATATGCAAGAGAATGTTGCAAAAGAATATCGTCTGTTGCTTGACAAAAGAAATCAGGTAATGAGTTAAATTAAAAGGAGATTAGTATGGGACTATTGGACGAAGCTGTTGAGTACAGCCCTAAGAATTTAGGATCATCAGATAATTTCTTTATTGATGCAGATACAATATCAAATGCAGATGGGTCTGAAAGATATAGACTTGCTGGTTTTGATGCTGCAGAAGTTGAGAAAATAATTGATGGTGAGTTCAAACAAGGAACTGCTGGTGGTGCAAGATCTACTGACATAGTTTCAAATCTTGCTAACAAGGAGGGGTTTACTAATATAAAACCTCTCCTTAATCCTGACGGAACTTTTAAGGAAGATGTTTATGGTCGTAAGTTAGTAGACCTTACAAACGAAAAGGGTGAAAGTTTTAATCAATCTCTTTTAAACTCTGGTGCATTTGACCCTAATGCATATAGCAGTTCTGATTCAATAGGTCTTGCAAGAATTTATCAAGCTCAAAAAGATGAACGTTTAGAATCAGGTGGGTCTTTAAATGCATTTGATAATGCAGCGTTTGATATTGAGTCTGCTGAAAGATCTGAAGGTGCAAAAGCATTAGGCTTTAAGAAAACATTAGAAACAGAAAAAGAACGAGCTCAATACATAGATTACTTTGAATCTAAAGGTATGTCTCGTGAAGAAGCTACTTACGAAATGGATAAGTACTTTAACTATGGTGTTGAACGAAGACGCAGTGATGTTGATATAAATTTTAATTCATTAAACCCATTTACTGATTCTTGGGAACAGGGGTGGACTAGTGTAGGTGAAGCTGCCTATGGTGTCGCTGAAATGTTTGGTGCTAAAACAGGCAATGAAGGCTTAGAAAATTGGGGTCAAGAAGGCATAGAAAAACAACGAAGTAAGCTTTCAAACTATGGGAATATAATTAATAGCTATAAAGATATTAACAGTGTAGGTTCGGCTTTTGAATACTTAGGAAGCACTATGGCTATGTCACTACCTTACATGGCAGCTACAGCTGCTGCTACTGTAGCAGCCCCTGCAACATATGGAGCATCTTTTTCTGTACCAGTTGCTATTTTTACAGGTATGACTTGGAATGAAATGGAAGGGGATAATGATAGTAAGTCAGCATCTTTAGCTATTGGCGCTGGTGTTGCAATGACTGTCTTAGATCGAATAGGTATAAAAGGTTTAGGTGGTTTTGCTGCAAAAAATCCAGCTAAAACATTACAAGAAGCAGCTAATAAATATGCTAAAGAAAGAGCCATAAGTCAAGCAGAAGCTGGAGTAGTTGTAAAGCAAGCAACAGATAGAGTAATCGCAGAATTTGCAGAAAAAGTTGAGAGTTTAGCTAAAGAGCAATTAGCAGGTAAAGCTACTGCTAAACGTATTGCACAACGAATTGGTACTGGTTCTGTAGCAGAAGGACTTACTGAGGTAGGTCAAGAAACTGTAGGGTACTTAGCAGCTGTTCAAGGTTCAGATAAAATATTTGATTATCAAGAATTCCAAGAACGACTAGCTAATGCTGCTGTTGCAGGTAGTGCATTAGGTGCTACTTTCTCTGTTCCAGGAACTGTTAAAGATCAATTAAGTTGGATGGATGCAGCTGCAAGGTTTGGGGAACCTGCTTCTCCATCTGAAATAGAAGAGTATGCTAGAATAGAAATTTTAAATAACAGAAATAAACCAGAGTATAAAGGTAAAGTTAGAACTGTAAGTCAAGTACTTTCAGATGTAGACTCTGAGATGAATGCAGATAGTGCATACACTGCTTTAGCTGATCGTGCTACTATGCACAAAAATTCAAACAAAGAAAAAAGTTTTTTAGATAGAGCATCAACATCTGTTATGAATGTATCTAACTTGTGGCAAGCATCTGTTACTAATGCTATCCCAAAGTCAGTGTTAGATAAGTCTTCTTCAGCAAGAGCACTTGCATCAATACTAGGTGGAACACTTACACCTTTACATGGTGGCTCTGGGATGGAAGCTGCACAACATCATTTAGTTACTGCATATAAAAATCAAGTGTCAGATCCTAAAAGATTTTATAAAGAGTTTGGTTTAAAAAGTGTGTTCGGTGTGTTTAAATCTTCAGATAAAGCTAGGATTAGTGATGAGATTTATTCAGTTATTAGAGGTGGTAAAAAAGGTAGGTATCAAAAAGGTAAATTTATAGCAGACCCTGAAGGTAAAGCAAGAGAGTTTTTAACTAAGGGTGAATTTGATCCTAAGAAAGTACCAGTAGACTTACCAAATAGAGCACTTATTGTTAACTTAGGAACTCAATTAAAAGAATTAAGTAAAGTAATGAGAGATGATCAAGTAGCAGCTGGAGCTAAAATGGGAGATCTTTCAAATTATTTAGGAAGATATAAAGCTTTAAATAAAACTGAGATATATAAAAATCAAGCAGAGTTTAAAAAATTATTAATGACTAAACTTGGTAAACAAAATATGTCTGCTGCTCAAGCTCAAAAAATTACAGATGAAATTATAGATAATCCATTAGTCAACGATCTTGGGGATGCTCTTGCCTCTAATGTAGGATCATTAAATCCGTCATCTCATAAACAAAGAACAGTAAATCTTTCAGAGAACACTGATTTTGACAAGTTCTTTGAAAGAGATATATTCGCTAATGTGGCTACGGCTGCTAAAGCAGCTGCAAGATACTCTGTTCAAATGCAATACGTAGGTAAAGATGGGTCTAAGATTGCTCATTTGCTTAAGAAAATGGAGAAAGAAGGGGTATCAAAGGAAGAAGTTAACAGGGTAGCCTCAGATGTATCTGACATACTAGAAGCAATGTCTGGTAACTACAACAGACCTAAGACACAAGCAGGTAAAAAGTTAATGAGGTTCCAGAAAAACGTAATGTTCTGGATGACATTATCTGCACTGCCACTTGCTACATTTTCCTCATTACCAGAAATGGCTATGACTCAAAGTGCCTTAACTAACGATCAAATCTTTGGAAAGAATGGAAGTATAAAATCTTTTGCTTCAGAGTTTGCTGCTTCTTTTATTCCTCAATTTAAAAAAGTTGAAAACAATACAGACGAAGAGATACTTAAAGTAGTGACAAGAAGTAAAGGTCAAGAGAAAATGTCTGAGGTTGGTATGTATCAATGGGAAGTTGGTGCTGCTACTACAACTGGTGTTAGTGAAATACATGATGGTCGTAGGAACACTATGGAATTATTCTTCAAGGCTATTGGTTTAACACAATGGACTGACTACACTCGTGCTATTCGTGCTGCTATGGCGTATGATTTTATAAAAATAAATTCTGAGATTGTTGCTATGAGAAACTTAGGTTTCACTAAAGCAACTAGGGAAGCACAAGAAGCTGAACAGAAACTTAGAAGTTTAGGTATACCTGTAGAACAATTTGCAGAGATGATGTATCAAGTAGATCTTTATGGTCCAGATGCATTAAACAATGACCCTAAGAAGATTCAACTGTGGGAAACTACAATGAAGGAAGCTACGTTTAATTTTATTAATCAAGCTATCCCACTTCCAGGAGCCGCTAACAGACCTTTAATCTATCAAGATCCTAGGTTTGCTTTGTTCACACAGTTCCAAGGTTTTATATCTACATTTACAGCCAATCAAATACCTAGGTTATGGAATGATTATATTAAACGTGGTACACCAACCATGAGGTACAATACGTTTGTACTTATGTCTACTATGATTGCTATGGGTTTCTTAACACAGGCAATGAAAGATGCTATTAAATTTGAAGATGATGATGACGAAGGTACATTAGGTAATCCATATCTAGATACACCAGAATATATTAGGCGTGGTGTTATGTCTTCAGGACTCTTAGGAACAAGCGAAAGAATTGTAGATTTATTTGCACCTATCTATGGACAAAGATCCAGTGGTATGGGAGATTGGATTTACAATCAAGCGGCTGGCGAAAGTCCAACACTAGGTTACGTTGGTAGGCTAGGCGATGCCGCATTGAATGTTGCTAAAGGTGACTTTGAGAAAGCAATATACCAAGGGTTAAAATCAGCCCCAGGAGTTGCACCATTTACAGATACAAACAAAAGCATAGCTAGTTTTGTAACTGGTGGTGGTTGGAACTACAAAGATAACGAGGAGAACTAGTAATGGCACTAGAATATGCACGTAACTTATCAGCAGTTGAAAACAAAGACAATAAATTAGATGTAGGTCTTATAGAGACAGCTACTTCAGGTAAAGGGTTATTAGCAGAAGCTTCTGAAATAATTCCTGGAAGTGCTGCAACTGTTGGAGGTCCACAACGTTCTTTTAAAACTATATCACAAGATCGTATTATAGAGATTCAAGATAAAGATCTTACAGATGAAGAGATAGAACAGAGGAATCAAGAAGCTGGTAGAGTATCTAGTATACGTGAGGCACAAAGTGGTTTATCTCCAGATTTAAATTATGATTATCAAGAAAACATTACAAAGCCAAATTTTAAAAACTTAGATACCGATGGTGGTATACTTAGCAGAGCTACTCAATTTGCTAACGCTACGACTCAAGGAAACTTTGGATTAAATTTAGCCATTGATAATAATCTTTCTGGTATAGCTCCAGAATCTAGAGCTTCTATTAAAAATTTTAAAGGTCCAGATTTAACTACAGGATTTCGTTCTGTTTTTGATGGACAAAAAGCTAATGTCCTTCAAGCAATAAGTGCTGCGGATGGTGTTGTAATGTCTGAAGGAACAGGGTCTGGTAAGATAAATATATCTGTTCCTAATCCTGTTTACTCACAAGTTATGAGTGCTGCAACAGAACACGTTCTTATGAATTCTTTTGCTGGAACAAATGCTGAAGTTGATCCTTATAAAGAGTTTATAGAATCAAAAAAAAGTTTACTTCCTACTAATAAAAAAGCACAATCTATGCAACTAAAAGAAGTAAGCGATGAAACTAATAATGCACAACTAGGTCAACTTATTCATTTAACTTATTTAAGACTGTTGAGAGATAGACTTTTAAATGAAAATGGAGATAGGATACGTAGTGATCCTAAATATCAACAGCTTAGTTTGGATTCCCCTAACCCACTTACACTTGAAGAATCTGAAGTTTTAGGTAAAGCAGCTAAAGAAATTTGGACAGATAATAATAGAGATCTTGTTGATAAAATAAAAGTAAAAACAGGTGTTGGTCCAAAGACACAAAATAAATATATATTAACTCCTAGGGGTGAGAATGTATTATCTCAAGGGCAAAAAGCACGTTCTTTATTGTTCCCCTCTACAATAGTTAAACCATTAAGATCTCCCAATGGTTTTTCTAATACTGATATGGGTAAGAATAAACTTAAAAAAATTCAAGGTAAATCTATTGGACAAAGAGCAGGAAGTGAAATAGATCAAGCAATAGAAAACTTAGAGAGTGTAGGTAGCAGGGTTAATAGTCGTAGGGCTAAAATAGCTTTGAGTACTTTGCTTCCTATATTAGCTTCTAATGTAGACTCTCCTCGTAGTTGGGTAGATGAGATGTATAATATTGGTAATCAAAAACTAGATATGTTTAACGCTTCTAAAAAATTAGAAGAAATAAAAATGGCTAGTGGTGAGATTGATACCCTACCATTAGATAAACGCTATAAACCTTTAGAAGAACTTGAAGGATTAAGAAATAAATTAGCTCAAGAACTTAGAGCTTTAGCTGAAGTCCGTGAAGGAGTTTTCTATTCAACTTATGCTATTCAAGGGTTTCAAGGACGATTAACTCCTCAACAAACATATGTTAACTCTACTACATCAAAGCTTGTTAGGTTTGTAACTAGCGCAGTGTTACCTGCATTTGTAAAGCGTGGTAACAGGCAAGATTTAAACTTACGTCAGATGTATGCTAAAGCATTATTAACAAACACAGAAGGTAAAAACATTGGTGATCCATTATTACCCGATGCAAGAGAATCTCTTCTTACAAAAGATACAGGTACTTTGTACAGTAGGGGTAAACGTTTAAGGCAAGCTTTAGAAATGACAGATGCTGAGTATGAAACAATTTCTCAAGCTATGGTAGATAAGATACCTATAAACTCTTCTAATTTTCCTAAGTTTGGAGGGTTAAATTTAGATCCAGTTGCTGATGAAGATTTAATATCTATTATAAATAAACAGGGGGAAGATGGTGCAGCATTTATAGACGCATCAATAGACTTTGCAAATTATATAGATCATTTTAACAGTGACACCACTAAACCATTTGAGTCTTACCTTAATGCGTACATGGATGGTAAAACTAATGGACCTGCAACTCAAGGTATGCAAATGGGAGATGAAAGAGTAGCGTATAAAACAGGAGTTTTAAGGAAGTCAGAAAACAAAACCCAATTACTAGATAATGGGGATCTTAGAAATGAACTTATGGATCATGCTAAAAGAAATATTTTACAAAATCCATTTACAATATCTGAAGACAATCCTGAATGGCTCAATGCTATTGAAACTGTAGCCTCTGAACTTTACAATGATAAAGATTTAGCTAAAATAGTTATAATGACTTACGGGTATGGTAAAGAACTTGGTGGTAGTTTTGCTGCTACTTTTAGAGAGTTAGTTGAATTAAAAAGAGCAACTGCTGAAAGAGAATCAAAAGAATTTCGTGGAGAATCTTCTGATGAGTTTACATTATTAAGGGCTATTAGAGTTCTTGATGCTAATGATATGAAACAATCTCTAACACTAATGAGGAAAAAATATGAAGAATCTTTAGAGGATTTAATGTCAGAATTAGGTATAGAAAGTAGGTCATTAATGAGGGCTGTGGCTGGAGCGACAGCTGTTATGGATGTTTCTTTTCAATTTGAACTTCCAAATGGCATGACATCTTTTATAGGTAAGTCAGTGTCTGATGGTTATGATAACAAGTATCAGTACTCTATACAACGTGGTCAACAATATGATCTTGGGCTTGAAGAAAAACTTCAAAAAGCTATAGAAAATAATAATCAATCACAGATAGATGATTATCAACGTAGGATAGCTAATGAAAAGAATAGAGTTCTTGGAAAAAGAGATACTACTATGGTTTATGCGTGGAAAAATAGAGAAACTGGTTCAGCTTTTAGAGATCGTGATGGTCAATTAATCCCAGGAGATTGGGCTTACGGAGGAGCACCTGTTGTTCCTATACAAGCTGTGGATGCTGCTACTGTTACAAAAAGTGTTACTGGAAAATCTTGGCAATCTTTAATGAAAGCATCTCAAGGATACCCTTTCATACATACAATCTATGATGCATTTAAAGTGGATGCTAACGGATATGATGTTGTTCTCAGAGAAGTTAATACTAACTGGATGAAGATTAATAATGATTGGAATTATTTAGAAGAAGCTTTAAAATCTTTAGAGAAATCTGAAGCTGAGTTTAAAGAGATGACCAAAGACATGAAAGATTCTGATGTTCTTAGCCCAAGTCAAAGTGCTTATATGAATTGGATGTTAACTTTACAAGATCCTGTAGCTAATGATGAAGCTAATCTGTCAGATGAAGAAATAAAAGCATTGGAAAAATTAAGTAAAGATGAAGATCCAGAAAAAGTTCTTTCTAATTTTAGAAATCGAATGATTAAATTTAATCCTAGTTTAAAATCAGACAGTGCAACTAAGTCTTATCCAATAATAGATATTGAAAAAACTTTAATTGAACGTATGCGTAGAGTTGGTTATGATGTTTTTAATCCACCAAGTCAACCTACTTTTAGACAATTAAAAGAATTTAAATCAATAGTTCAAACTAATTCGGCTATTAAAGAAAGACTTAAAAGAGCAATATATAAAACTAATAAGAAGAAAAGTGAATTGAATAAGTTAATGCGACAAGAATCAGAACTTATGTATACTGATCCTCAAGGATATACTTACCCTCTTCAATACTACACACACTAAAAAATAACCCCCAAGAGAACCACTATGGTTTCCTTGGGGGTTTTTAATTTTTATTTAAGCATACCTCTTTTAGCAAGAAGTGTTTTGTATTCTTTTATTTGATCTTGTTTACGTGCCTTAGCTTGTTTCTCATCTATTACATTATTAGCAAGATCTTCGGCAATACCTATGTCTATTATCCTAGGCATAAGTTCTGGAGTATAAGCCAGACTTTCATCTAAGGTTGTGTTAGTTAATGAGTTAGTGTTCCAATCATTGATAAACTCATCATCATCAACTTGCACACCTCTTAATGCTAAGTGGTTATACGATTTACGCGAAGAAGTAATCACTGTTTTCAATCTCCTTTATATCTAAGTTGCCAAGTGTGGGTTGTTCCACATCATCTTCAGCATCTGTTATGAAGTTACGTATAACTTCAAAATAATTATCACAGTCATACATACGTATGAACACTTGTTTAGTTAAGCTTAGTAGTTTATCTACATCACTTGCATGGGTACTGAAGCTATCATGTACGGCTGCAAAGCAACCATCCCAACTAGACACTACGAGAGCCATATGACTAGCATCCATAGAATGAATGTAGTTAGGTGACATTCCACACACAAACCCTCTACGATCAGGCATACGTGTAGGTACTAGGGCTACGTGGGTTACTTGACCTGTCTTATTACCATAGCCTTTGATACGTCCTCTAGCTTTCCTGTCTTGCATTATCCATTTCTCATAGACAACATTGAAACCTGAAGGAGTACCCCATACTATTTTATCCACACCCTTACCATGTTTAAGGTTTGTTGTGAATTCTTTTAGTTTAATAACAGTATCATTGAGTTCTATAAGATCATCATCAGTCTTGAAGTTCTTCTTCATTAACTCATCACGTTTTTGTGACAACTCTCTGTACTCTCCATTAGCTTCGTAACCATCTAGGTCTACTTTAACATGGGTTCCTAGTTGGTACATAGCTAAGTCTTGCAAGTAACGCATAGTAGATAGGGGGCCAGGACATACCTTATCGATAGCTTTTATGAGAAGCTTTGATAGTTTAGTACAATCGTCCTGTGTTATCCCATACTCTGTGTGGTAGTCTTCAGACTTACAATCAAAGAACATATTCTCAGCGATCTTCTTAGAACCTGCTGAGTATGCCCTAGTCATTGAGCCACGTTTAGATATGCCTTTGCGTATACTTTTCATAGGCATACTTGCTAAGATAGATTTTAATCTGTCATCTTTACAGATGTTAATCATCTCTTTAGCAGTTTGAACATAGAAATCTTTCTGTATTTCTCCAGGAATTAGACCTACTAGATCTCCTGTTTGTTCATCTTTTGAGATAGCACCTAAGTGTTGCCATCCATTGTTACTACCATCAATAGGTATAGGCAGTGAAGTCATGTGTATCCTGTTGTCTTTGAATGCACAGTCAAACTCATACCATTCAACACAAGCAGCAAGGAAAGATACTTTCTTCTCTGCATCGTTAGAGAACTGTAAGTTCATACCTGCATCAACTATCTCTTCCATGTACTGATTAGTCCACTCAATGCGATCTTCTAGTGTCATTTTGTCAACAGATATATTATCTAATCCCTCACTTTCAAGGTGAGTTCTATAGTCTGCTGTACACCAATCAGGTATCTCATCAAGTCCATAAGACATATTAAATACGGATGCAGTGTGTATTGCTAACCACTGTAGTCCACCTTCAGTCATTGGCTTTGAATGATAAAACTTAAACAATCCCCTAGCTAGATCAGACCCTTGGAAGTTCATAAAACTTTCACAGTAATACAATCTACTTCTGTAGTCTGCATCTATATACTGATAGAACTTCTCTAGCTCTGATAACTTACGTGCTTTCTCTGATATAAAAGCCCACTCTACCATCTTACTTCTACGTTTAAGTTCTTTGGCATCGTTATCTAGTACAGGTTCTTGAGATACAAACAGATCTTTGTTAGCTACCATAGCCTCAAATACAGGAGTATTAATTTTCCATTCTGTTTGTTGCAATTTATTTATTGCTTGTACCCAAGGGGCATAGGGATCTAAGTAGTCTCCTTCTAAGCTACCTTTAATTACTGGTCTGTTTACACCATTAATATTTTGAAACATCTTATTGATATCTTTAGGTTTCTTTGTTGTAGTTGCAGCTAATGGAAAGCTATCTCCCCTATCTGGAATGACACCAAGTTCATACCAACGAGGAGAAGCTGACACAACATGACAACTGTTTCTTGTTTTAGCATACGATAAGTCTATGAACTTTAAATTATATAAAGCTTCTATGAACAAATCACCTATAGATACCTGAGAGCCCCAAGGTAGGGGCTCCCTATCTAACTCTTTACCAACACTTTGACCTATCTTGGTAGACGCATTGGTCAATGTTGTAGTCCCTGCTGGACTAGAACTAGTGTCTTTTGTAAATTGCATCTGTAGTATTGAGATGCTTTTAAGAACGTACTCTTCCATACGTTCACTATAGTTAACTGATAGCCTCAGTAAGAGCCCTGCAAGATGGGGTCTTCTACGTGCTGGACTAACAGCATCTACCCTAGTTACAAGGTAGTCAACTATCTCTTGGAGTGCTGACATATATTCTCCTATGTGGTTATATAATCAAATCCTTCTTGTATTTCAACAAGTCTTGTAGTGTTAGGGTCATATGATGCAGACCCAGCATCCCCAGTTTTACCTGTGAACCTAGACTTAAGTACTCTAAATGTAACTGTGTTACGTTCATAGTCATCTTCTGCTACTAGGTTCCTAGAGAATGCAATGATATCAAATGAGATCTGTTTGATAGAACCAGACCCTTTAATGTCATCTATGGATGCAATGTTACCATCCTCAAAGGCTCTACCACCCTGTGCCTTACGCAAGTGTGAGATCAAACCTAGCCATATGTTATGTCGTTTGACTATCTTAAGTAAGTCTGACATGAACTTGTCAATAGCTTCATTACCTGTCAGTCCATCATTACCTTCTGACACAGCAATAGTGATGTGGTCTAGTACAAGATACTTACAACCCATAAGAGCCATGTATTCTATCTTATCTACTAGGCTATCATCACCTACAGAACCTTGATGATCTAAGAGGACGAGTCTTTCATCTCCAAATACTTTATCAAAACCCTGTCTAAGCTCGTTTTCTGATGGCTGTGAATCCTCATTAAGAGGTTTCTTGATTGCCATACCGATAAACTTCTCTGCCGTGTCTCCAACGCTCTCCTCCAAACTGATAAGCCCAATCCTATCATCGGTCTTTGATAAGAGATCCAAGATAATCTCTTTGATAACAGTAGATTTACCACTACCAGTTCCAGAAGTGAATAGAGTAATCTCACCATGTCTAATCCCCTTTAGCTTTGCGTTCAAACCACTGAGGCATTTAGGGTATGGAACACATTCTACATTTTGACGTTGCATAAATTGATCCCAGATAGGTTGACCAGTAACGATACCTGATGGGTTCCAACTCTGTGCATTCCATATGCATTCTATCAGTGTCTTCCAACCATGCTTTGTTAGTGTATCATTAGCGTCATTCTCTGGGAGCTTTGCGACCTTTGCTTTTCCTGGTTTGATCATCTTACCTAGGAAGTTTGTCATCTTCTGACCAGCCTCATCTTGATCCATCATAATTATAACAGTCTTGAATGAGTTTATCCAATCCCTTTGAGCCAAAGCACAAGAGGTAGAAGAAGAAGAAGGCACACCGACAACAGAATAACTACGTCCGTATTTCTCTCTGTACGCTTGGGCAACTGACATGGTGTCGATTGCACCCTCACAGATGACCAACGTAAATCCTGAAGTTGCTTGTCTTTGTCCAAATAATTCGACATTCTTAAAGTCTCCATAAGTTCTAAAGGTCTTTGGTAACTTACGTTCTTGGTAGGCTGCAATGTTACCATCAACTGTCCAAGGATAGTAGTGTGCTTCTGGTTTCCCATTCACATCTACAGACATTTTAACATCGAAGTAGTCTACAACTTCTTGTGATATTCCACGAGAAGTCAGAGGATAACTTCGATACTCTTTTATATCTTCAAGTAGAGGATCAAACATATTATCCACTACATTATCATCGTCTATTAGATCATTCATTGTGTTACTACTTTCTTTAAATACTGTTTTCCCACATGAGAAACAGTGTGTTCTTGGATTATCATCATTGTATATATGGTTTGCATCAGAGCTACCACAACTTTCACAATTTGTCTTCACCAGAAATCCCTTTCTTCTTTTATATCTCTATTGTTGTTACGTTTCTTTCGAGTCTTCGAGTGCTTTGAATCCCACTTCAAGTTCTTTTGTTTCTGCAATTCTAACCCAGAGGTACTCTCCTCCTCGCTTGACTCGATCTCTTTGTAAGATGATACCTTGGACAGTTTTGTCATTGAACTCCTCAAATATACTTTGGTATGTATCTAGTAATGGTTTAATTATATTGTCTAAATCAGATGCTCTGTTAGATAACCCAGCATAGACTATAAATAGAACTGGCTTGTCTTGAAAGGGCCACTCAGCCCCCATAAGAATCAATGCCATCTCTTCTTGAAACTGTTTATAATCAGCTGTCTTGAAGGTTGTTCTGTTCTTCCGAACAAACATCCTGTTTGCTGATATTGGTTTCATTTGAAACAGAGTTTCCATCTCTTCTCTCCGCTGTTCTGATAGCGTGACAGTTATGGCATACCACTTCTGTCTTAACTATCTCTTCTAGGATTGCACCTATATCCCTGTCCCATGATATCATACGAGCAACATTATGAAGTTTCTCATATTCAGGTAGGTGATCAAAGGCTAAAGCATCTGGATGTTTGTTGTATCCACAATCAGTACACCCTATATCAGTCTTTAGTATTCCTATAAACTGACGCTTGTTCTTTCGACTTATGCTCTTCAATTTGTTTCTTAATGTCATCTAATTCTTCCCAAGAAGTTATCATTGTTAGTAGACGCTTGGCAACGTCAGGATCTCCAGCTTTGTTTGCTCGCCAAGCAGCTCGCACCCTATTCCACCTGCGTTGCATAGGTACTCCAGATAGAAGCTTCTCTGCTTTCTTAGGGCCAATTCCTTTGATTCCAGGAATGTTATCAGACCTATCACCAGTGAGACATTGAAGCATAAGCTTAAGATTAGCAGTGTCTTCAGAAATCTCTGTGATTTCTTTCTTGACAAAGTTGTAGTGGGTGCCTTTGATTTGGAGGAGATCCTTGTCAATTCCAGCCACTGTATACTCCTGATTAGCAGTTCTGCACTCATTAGCCCAAATACTAACAAGATCATCAGCTTCCATATCGTCAGCCATGACAGCACTGTGCTTATCAACCATGTAATTATGTCCATAGTTCAAAGCCTCCTTTACATCCTTATCTAGTTCTTTTCTAGTGGATTTATAATCAGGATATATTTCTTTCCTGAAATTACCACGACCTTTAACAGCTACAAGAAAGCTATCAGAACCACAGTTCTGTTGTATCTCTCTCATAGTGTTGTCGATACCTACTCTAATATCTTTTTGCTTCTTAGTGACACAAGCCATTCGGAAGTAAATAGAGTCGGCATCCACAAGTATTACTGCATTATCAGTGAACATCTGCGTAACTTTCTCCTATTACATAATTACCACCATCCATACAAGTTACTCCAAAGAGTTCTGGACCAGCGGCAAATGATTCTTTAAGAATTTCCCCAACACGTTTAGCATCATCAGGGTGTGATTGAAATGCCATCTCGTCATGGTAAAACAAACGAGGTTCAGCACGTAGCTTTTCTTCTTTGATCTTATCCCAAGCCCACATTAGTGCAGCCTTACAGGTTACACCTTCTGCTGCTTGGAGTAAATAGTTTAGGGTTTGATGACCAGACCCACAGAATACAGGGCGTCCATCAAGGGCAGGAAACCATCCATCACCTTGTGCGTTAGATGTTTTGTTCCATATACCTAGAAGTTTCTTCTTAAGTTCTTCCAAACCTTTGATACCTTTAGAGAAGTTAACGCGTGATTTACGACCTACTTCACTGTTGGATTTACCTGTAAGGACTTGTCCCAACTTAGCATCACCAGCACCAAAAAGATAAGCATATAGATACCCTTTGGCGATACCCCTACTGCATCCCAAAGCATCAGCGTTGCGTTGATGTTGGTCCCCATAACGTACTTCATTAGTGAAATCATCGTTCCCAACGTAATGACAAAGACCACGTAACTGATTACCAGCTGAGTCAGCACCGACAATAACAGTTCCTGGATCAGGCTTAAGCATTCCACGAATCTCTTTACCCCAAGGTGTCTCAATGCCAGGAAGATTTGCAATAACTTCGTGACGGACCCTGAAGGTAGGAGTACCGATAGTCCACATATTACCATGAAGTCTCTTATCATCTTCATTCTCCACTCGTTCTACCCAGCCTTCCATGAGAGATGCTTTGTGGCGCAGTACATAGTACTCATCTACCATTAGTCCAACTTCTCCTAGTTTACTTAGGGATGATGTTGTTAGTTTAGGTCCAGTAGTTATCCACTCACGACCTACTTTCTTTCTGTTGTACTCATCGGGTTTCCATCCGATTGTTCCCAACCAATCCTTGACCGCTTCTTGCGATCCAAGTTTAGCTTGTTCCTTAGTAGTTCGTTGGAAACAAAACTTTGGCCCTGCGAGATGTGTGTCTTCGACATTGACTTCCGTTTCAAAATATTCACTAAGGAGTTTGGCAGTAGTCGCTGTGTATGTACCATTCTTCTTGTACTTAGGGTTCTTAGGTTCTTTATCTATGAACACAACTTTTGTACCCATCTGGGGTTCTATTGTGTTAGATATTTCAGCCATGCGTTGTTGCATAGTACCTAATAATTCCTTAGCTTCCTCCATGTTGAAGTACCAGCCTTTTGTTTTACAGAAAGCATTGAACTTGGCTGTTTCATGTTCAGCTTTCATACCCAATTTAATCTTTGGATTGTATGCAGCTACCTTCTTGTACTCTATTAGTAGCTCATTGTACACATCAACATTAACTTTAACATCTTGTACACAATATCGGAGCATCTCTCTTGAGTATGCATCCCACCCATCTTCATATGTGATCTTGCTGTTTCCAAGGTTCTCACCCCAACCTGCTAGACCATGACGATGACCACGCTTGTACCTCAAGACCTGAGACATTACCCACGTATCATGTAAGCGTTTCTCATTGAGGGTAGTGCCACATAGCTTGTCTACTACCACATTATCAAAACCAATAATGTTATGGCCCACTAGAAGCTCTGCGTTCTGCAAGAGTGCAGCCCCATCAGCGATAGAACCATGTAGGTTGTCGTGATCAGAGAACTTGTAGATCTGTTTAGTGTCTAAGTTTTGTGCAACGATCATCCAGATAGTGTCTGGAGTTAGACCATTACATTCTATATCATAACATAGGCGCATGATGCGTCCTTTCTTATTTGTTTAAGTACATCTTTAAGTCATTATACCCACCAACTAAATCATCTTTATAGTAAATGATAGGTACAGTATTCATTAAAGATCTTTTCATTATACGTTTCCCAGTTTCGGGTTGGAGATCTATAGCATATTCGGTAAAGCCCTTACCTGTTTCTCTAAGAAGTTCTTTTGCCTTATCGCAGAATGGACAGTTAGCTATGCTATAAATTTCATACATTATTTGAACTCCTTTACATCTATATCCGTTATTGGATCGTTTACTTTATTAACTACTGATTGTAATTCTTCCAGTTTGTTCTCTAAATCTGTTAGTTCTTTACTGATTGCAAAGAGTTCTTCTTCTTTGTTATCTATCTCACGTTGCAGATTCTCTATTTCTCCAACCATACTCATTTGACCACCATCAATTCATTCCAAGATGTTGGAAACAGTTCATACATAACTGTGTCAATTTGTTCAGCAACTTGTCGTGTTTCCTCTTGTGTGTCAGGGGCTACACGAAGTCTGCACATATCTGCAAAGGCATCAATACTACCAGACCAGTACCATTCGGTAAGAGTGTTAACAGGCAGCACAAACCTAGCTTGTTCTTCACAGACACCCATAGCTAGTAAGTACTTGTATTGTTTAGCAGATTCTATACCTTGGTGCCTAACAACTTCTTTAATCATGTGTTGGTCTTCTATACTCTCATCAGATCCTTGTTTCTTATCTAATGATTTACTCCTGAAGTCAACAGGTTCATAGAACTCAGGCTCATTGTCCACATACCTGCGGCTGATCTCATTCCACCTTAAGAATTTATGTTTAACAAGTTGTCTTGCCACTGCAATGGGAGCTTTTACATGGAATGATGCAAAGGCATGACCAAAAGGTGACATATGTTTATGTTTTGCAAGGTATGCTATTAGTTTCTTATCACGAGGTGCTAGTACACCTCTGCCACCTTTGCCATCATATAGTCCATCTTCTTGACCATTCCACGTACTTTTCTTGCCGAAACTAACCCTTGCAGCATTAACTACTGACAGATCAGTTCCCATGTGGTCAATATAAGTCGCTATTATCATTTATAAACCTTTCTATATCTACTTTTACACAAAAGACAGCTGTGCCATTGTTCTGTTTCATTACTTGAGCACGAGATTCTGCTATTTTACATTGATCTTCTTTTGTAAAAGAGCCTAATTGGTAGTGTTCTACTTGTAATCCTGATAGTAATTGCATCCACATTAGTATCCACATTATTTATCTTCCTTACTTTTTGGATTATCCCTTACTAATCTGTGAAAATCAATGATACTTCTAGCAATTTCTTCTATTTGAGATCTATTTATCCCTATATCTTTAAGTTCATGGTCATTTAACATATGAAGTTCACGTATTGTGGCATTCATGTTTGCTCTTTTTCGTATTAATTCTGCTACATCTTTAATCCAACTCATATAATACCTCATACACTCGTTTATCTACATGACTTTTGTAAGTTGTGTCCATATTCTTATCATTACATTTTGCATATACGATTTGTTTAAATTCTAATGGAGTACTAAAGTCACCTAAAAAGTAGACATCTCTAATAATCTCATCTATTTCTGTTTCTATTCTTTTAAACGCACCCATTAGGTGTATTCCTTTATAG